TTCAAAGTGCTATCACTTACCTGTCTTTAGAGCGCATACACAAACCGAAAAACGCCATACAATAATCTTATGCAAAATTTTTGGAGGTTATAGGATGGCGACCAATAAGCGGGTTTTTACCTTGCGATTATCAGATGAAGTATTTGACAAAATCGGGGCGCTTGCAACCCGTGATCATCGGTCAATAACCAACTACATTGAATATGTGCTTCTAAAGCACTTGGAAGATGTAGAAAGAGAGCAAGGCCCGATTGAAATTGACAACACACCAAGAGGGGTGTAACCGTGTCCGTACTGAAGCAAAAGCGAACCACAAGTAAGGCTGAATTCATCAATACAGCTAACCAAATCTATGTTGAAACCATCAACTTTCTCACCCGCCTTTCCGCCCGGTATTCCCGGCTGATTGCGGAGCCAATCGCAAAGCTGGCCGGTGAGATCATAGACCATGCGGAAAAGGCCAACAGCATTTTTCCTTCAGACCAACAGCGGGTGAGTTTGCGGAAGGCGCATTTGCTTGAAGCAAGGGCTTCCCTGATGGCGCTTGATGTTCGCCTAACCCATGTTTATCTGATTTTGAACCAGAACCCGGAAGGGGCCTTTACTACTTCCAAGGGAAATGCAGTCAAATCACAAGACGCAATGGAAAAATTGGATAAGATGGCGCAAAATCTTGGTGAACTGATCGACAAAGAAAATGAACTTTTGAAAGGGGCCATTAAGAATGTAGGTTCAAGATTGAAAACTTAACTTCAAAAAAATTAGGTGTATCTCTGTTAATGTGACCTCGGCGGTGTGGTGGTGGTTGCGTTCCCCTAATTACAACAACAATAACAATTTCTGCAATGTCAACAACAACGGCAACAACAACAACAATAACAACGCTTACTACTCGGCTGGCGTGCGGCCCGGATTTTGCGATTGCGAGGTCAAATGGAGTAACAGAAACCCGGCTTTTGGATTTCAGGTGAAAGACGACCTTCGCAAAAGGAGAGATACTTCCTTGGGTAGCCAATCCCTAAAAACTGCCCTTTGATGCCCTTACACGGACGCTTCTTGCATGGTGGGGGATCGTGCCATATCCCATTTCATGTGCAAGGGCAAAGCAGATTAGACGGCACCCTACAATTTATCTGTACGAAAGGCGAATACTTATTTTTATGACAAGCCAAGAACGGCATGAAGCAAGATACCAGCGCCGCAAAGCAAAGCGGCAAGCGAGAAAACAGGCCCGGTGTAATGCCCTTGGGCCTATGGAAAAGATCTTTTCCTATCGCAAAATGTTCTTCTATGGGAAGAAGTGCTGTAACGGGGTACGGTGGAAACAGAGTGTTCAGAACTTTGAAGGACACCTGTTTTCAGGAACGGCCAACAGACGGCGGAAGGTTTTGGATCAAAACTGGAAGCCTATGAAATGTACCCACTTCACCTTATGTGAGCGGGGCAAAGTACGGCCCATAGATGCACCCCATATTACAGATCGACAAATCCACAAAGCCCTTTGTAATGAAGTTCTGACCCCTTTATATGGCCCCTGTATGATTCACGACAACGGAGCAAGCCAAAAGGGGAAGGGCCTTCACTGGCACTTCCGCCGCCTGAAGGAACAGCTTCATTGGCATTACCGGAGGTATGGCCGGGAAGGTGCGGTTTTACTGTTGGATTTGAAAGGCTTTTTCCCGAATGCGCCCCATGCGCTTCTGTACCAACGGCACCAAGAACTAATTCTAAACCCCAATCTTCGGGCCTTGGCTGATACTGTAATACAGAATTCCCCATGCCCGACACCGGGCCGGGGATTGCCCTTGGGAGTGGAACCATCACAGCAAGAAATGGTTGCCTTACCCAGCGCAATAGATAATTGGATTAAATGTCAAGCCGGGGTTCACTGTTTCGGCCACTACATGGACGATTATTATTTAATCTTTCCTGATGTGGAAGCCCTGAAGAAACTTGGGCATGAGGTTGTTCGGCGGTTTGAAGCTCTCGGAATTCGAGTGAACAAACGGAAGTGTAAGATCATACCCCTGACAAAGCCCTTCCGGTTCTGTAAAGCAAGATTCACGCTGACGGAAACCGGGAAGATCAAAGTGAACGGGAACAGGGATGGTGTGAAACGGGCAAGGCGAAAGCTGAAGCTGTTCCACCGGGAATTTCTTGAAGGGAAGCGGTTATTATCAGAAGTTGAACAGTTTATGGAATGCCAAACCGCCTATTACCGGAACTTCAATGACCACGGAAGATTGTTGCGGTTAAGGCGGCTATATCATGCTATCTTTTTCGGAGGTGCAAAATGTATAGGATCATCAAAGACGGGGCCAACATTGGCTTGACCGAAAATCTGAACTACATTAAACAGGCCGAAAATGGTTGCTATGTCCTTTGCCCGGAGCATGATGCTTCGGGCATTGTTTTTGCCGGGACTGTGTACCATTTGCTTGGCCGGGATACTTTGGATGGGGCGGAAACCGTCAGTTTGGAAGAAACTGATGCGGGAACAGAAATCACCAAATCCAATGAAGCTGGCGGGATCGTGTTTGTGACAATGGCGGAAGCCGGGAGCATTGACCCGGTAACGGCGGCGGAACACGCTGATCTGTTTGCGGAATGGGCCTATCCTGTAAACTATACCTTGGGCCAAATCCGCCGCTATAAAGGCACCCTTTACAAGTGTGTTCAGGCCCATACTTCCCAAGAGGATTGGACACCGGACACGGCACACAGCCTTTGGAGCCTGACCGCCGATCCTTCGGAGGAATGGCCTGAATGGATTCAGCCTATCGGGGCGCATGATGCCTATGCTTTGGGGGCCAAGGTGAGCCACAAGGAAAAGCACTGGACTTCCACGGTTGCAAATAATGTGTGGGAGCCGGGTGTATATGGTTGGGAGGAAGCCACCGATGGAGTATAAAACCTATCTGGCCCGGAAACGGCTGAAGAAGCTGGTGATTTGCGGCCATGTGAACATTCCCTATGGAACCGCCGTGACCAATGAAGGCGGGGTTCTGATGTGGAACGGAAAACCGGTTTGCGCCACTACCAGCCAAGATGCCTTTGATTTCTTCAGTCAGAACGATGATGGCCGGGGCCGGGAGCGTGGGGAACTGGTTTCCGCTATCCTGATTAAGTTGGCAAAGCAGGATCAGCAGAAAGAGCGGTGGGGCCGTGTTTGGGAAGATCCCCTTTGCCGAAAGTATAAGCGCCCGGAACATGAAGATTTCTGGATTTGGAATTATGACTTCTACAATGCGCCGGTTGAGGATTTGCGCTATATCCTGAAGCTGGTGGAGGGGTGACGCAATGACGGTGTATCAGTGGCTTTGCTTGCTTGGGATTCCCGCCCTGATTGCGGGGGTGTTCAAGTACCTTCACACCCTGATCAAGCGCAATGCGGATGATAACAAGGCGCTGAAATTAGGGGTTCAGGCCTTTTTGAGAAGCCAAATGATCAGTGACTTCAACAAGTATTCGGAAAAAGGCTATGCGCCCATTTACGCAAGGGAAAGTTTTGAAAATTGTTGGAAGCAATATCATTCATTGGGGGTGAATGGGGTGATGGACGATCTTCACAAGAAATTCTTGGAGTTGCCCACGGAAGCCCCGGATGAATGAGCCGTGTAAAGAAGAAACCGAAAAAGGAATTTTCCAAAGTCCTGTTGGGATGTGTGGGGGGCCGTCACGCTGGTTGTGACGGCCTTCACTCTTGCTATCGTTTGGAAAACCGGGGACACTTCGCCCCTTGCGTATCTGATCCCGGCCATATTCGCTGAACTGGCAACCGCCACAGGCTTTTACTATTCCAAGGCCAAGGCTGAAAACCGGATCAAATTGCGGAAGCAATACGGCCCGGAAATCTACAATGATACAAAGGAGATGTGAACCATGCTGGATGCAGTTCTGAAAAATCTGATTGATATTGGATGGGCCATGCTGATTTTCTTGGCGGCTTACTTGGCAAATGTGGCCTTTTCCCTGTATTACAACATTCGGATTTTGCTTCAGCCCTTTGACAAGAACAAGGCTATCAATTCCGCCTTGAAGGTTGCGGCCTTTGTGGTGGGGTTGACCTTGCTTTGTGTGAGCATTACCACATTGCCCCTGTTCGCTGAACAGCTTGGATGGGCAATCCCGGAAGAATACACGGATATTTTTGCCGATCTGGTGATTGTGGGTGCTGTACTGTTGGTTTCCTGTAAGTATATCAAGGAAGCCTTCACCAAATTTAATGCCATTCTTCAGGCGAAAGGGGAAGATGAACAATGAAACTGGTACAAAATTTTCTGACAAAAAATGATTGCTACAAAAGCGGCAGGAAGATCACGGTGAAAGGGCTGATGCTTCATTCCGTGGGATGTTCCCAACCCAATGCTTCTGTGTTCGTGAAGAACTGGAACCGTTCTGGCCTTGAAGCCTGTGTGCATGGGTTCATTGACGGAAACACCGGCACTGTATATCAGACCCTTCCTTGGAACCACCGGGGCTGGCACGCTGGCGGAGCCGCCAACAACACCCACATTGGGGTTGAAATGTGTGAACCGGCCTGTATCAAGTACACGGGTGGGGCAACCTTCACTTGTTCTGATACTGCTACCGCAAAAGCCGTGGCAAAGAGAACCTATGAAGCGGCGGTTGAACTGTTCGCTTCCCTGTGCAAGCAGTACAACCTTGACCCCATGAAGGACGGGGTGATCATTTCCCACAAGGAAGGTTGCGTCCGTGGGGTTGCTTCCAATCATGGTGATCCTGAACACCTGTGGAACCAGCTTGGAACCGGCTACACCATGAACGGCTTCAGGAAGGCCGTACAAGCCGCCATGAAGGGCGGGGGTGTAACTACTACCCCCAGCACTGGAAACGCCGCCACGGGCGGCACAGGGGCCACAGTGAAGCCCTATTTGGTGCGGGTGACGGTTTCCGATCTGTATATCAGAAAAGGCCCCGGAACCAACTACGGGAAGAATGGTTTCATTGCGCCCGGTGTTTATACCATCGTGGCAGAAAGCGCCGGGGCCGGTGCTACCAAGTGGGGCAAACTGAAAAGCGGCGCTGGCTGGATCAGTCTTGACTACGCAAAAACGGTGTGATACCGTGTTAATAGTTTGTTACTAATACCCCCGATTTGACCCACTTTCAATGGGCTGAAATGTTCAATATTTGGGCGCTTCGGAGCGTTGCAGAGCATACTAATTCATGGTACGATAAAAACAGATTAGGCGGGAAGTCCCGGTTTTCCGGGGTTTCCCGCCTTTCTTGTTACTATCGTGTTAATAGTTCAGTGTTCATCGGCCTATAATGTTCACCGCTTTGAACGGCCCCTATTGACATTTCAGCGGCTTTGAATTATACTGAACATAGAACGAGGGTGCCACCGGCAAACGGTTGGTTCCCCTACTGGATTACAGAAGTAACCGCAAGGTTGGGAGCCGGGCGGTTACTTCTTTTTATTGGCCTGCATGAACAGGGCAATAATGCCAACGATTAAAATACCTGTCTGAATCAGATCAGAATATGTAACCATTTGACAGCCCCCCTTTCTATAAAGATCAGGGGGCAAGAAGCGCCCCTGATCTGGTCAGGGGAACTAACCACTTGCCGTTTATCGGTAGCACCATCAAAAGAATACCATAGGATTTGACAAAATTCAAGGGCTTACTGAATTAGTTCAACGGTGCTTTTCAGTTCATCCAAAGTCTTGTGATTATAGACCCGGTTTCCTGTGTCCTTGGACACATGGCCCATGAGAAGATCAATACACTTCCGGTTTGCCCCGGCGCTGTCCAGTTGGGTTTCAAAGGTGTGGCGGCATTCGTGCGGGGTGTGGTTCATCTTCAGAGCCTTCATAATGTCCGCCCAAAATACCCGGTATTGGGTTTGGGAACAGACCCTTCCATTGTAGCTAATTAGGCGGGGGCCACCTTCCGCAAGGCGGGATTCCACCAAGGGCCTGATTTTGGAATGGATAGGAACCACCCGATCCTTCCCCGCCTTGGTTTTGGTTCCGCCCTTCATCGTCCCGGCCTGAAGGTTTATATCTTCCGGCTTCAAGTTCAGAAGTTCGCTGATCCGCCACCCGGAATAAAGCAGGATCAGAACCGTGTCAACCCAAGGTTCTTTCTGATGTTCCCAAACCTTCTTGATTTCTTCCTTGCTGAAGGGAAGGCGGGTGGTTGGTGGGATAGGATCAGAAGTCAGCAAGTCAGAATAGCAACGGGTGATAATGTCCATTTCAAGGGCAAACCTGTCAAGATGGCCCCAAAGGTTCTTAATTGCCGCCTGTGTACTGTACCCCTTCCCGCAACCGTCAATGGTTTCTTGCATTTGGTATGACCGGATTTGTTTATAGGGCTTTTCCCATAACGCTGAACAATGCTTGAACGCTGAACACAAAGATGAACGGTTGGATTCTCCCAGCTTCGGAGCCTTCTTTTCTTTCCAAAGTTCAAACAGTTCCTTCATGGTGATCTTGGCCCGGTCAACATCCCAAGGATCACGGTTATATTCAGCCAATAGCAAATTCCCGGCTTCACGGGTTTCTGTGTAACCCACAATATCATAGATGGGATGGCCCTTGTTATTCCAGCCAATCACTTTTTTCACAATGAATGGGCGGCGGCGATTGCCTGACAGCTTCGCCACAGTCCCATACCCATTGGGATTCCGCATTATATCACCTGTCCTTTCAGGAAAATGGGTATGGCAAAGCCAAACCCGATGTGATATAATGTCCAATGGGGATTGAAACATTAACTTCAAACGGGTTTTGTTTCGCCTGACCGCTTCCGGTGTGCCACCACCGGGGGCGGTCTTTTTTTTTGCCTTCTGTTACGATCTGTTCTATCAAAAACCTTTATCCTATCTGGTATTTATCTAATAGAACAGATAGAACAGATGTTATATTACTTAAACTTAAAAAGTAAAAAAAAATATAAGAAAGTAACATTAAAAGAGAATGGGAAAAAGATGTGTTCTATCTGTTCTAATTTAGGACTTCGGATAAAGTGTTTGATTTGCCCATCGTATTTGTGAAACTTCCCCAGCGCCATTTAGATAAAGTACAGGATTATTCCCATCTTCTGTTCTAATCCTATATCCAATATCATCCGTGTTATAAAGTCCATCAAGCATAGTGTCACGGGAAATAATTTCAATACTGCCAACACCACATTCCTGAAGGATACCCCAAATGGTTTCGGCCTGTGCTTCAGTAACTTCACAGGAATTCATAATAGCTTCGATGTTTGGATCAGTTTTTTGATATTGTTCAGGGTTTTGAACTACCCTTGAAATACCAAAAGCTAAAGCCCCTATAAAAATAATTGCCACAACTAAACCAATTTTCTTTTTCATATTTATCTCCTTTATCTAACATCACTTTGGAAAGCAACTGCCTTCCCCAGAATAATTATATGATCCAGTTGTTCCCCGGTATAGACCAGATCTTCATAATCAGGATTTTCAGCCTTCAAGATTAGTAAGTTTTTTTCTGGATAGTAGTTGACCCGCTTCAGAGTTGCTTCATCATCAATGACCACGGCGGCAATTTCACCATTGTCAACCATGCTTTGTTTTCGGATAAATACAATATCACCATCATAAATTCTGGCCCGGATCATGCTATCACCTTTTGCCCGTAAGCAAAAATCAGCTTCAATTTCCGCCCCGGCTTCTACATACAATTCTTTTTCTTCATTGGCGGTGATGGGTTTCCCACAAGCGATTGTTCCAATCAAAGGGTATCTTTTTCTTTCAATCGGGAACAAATTTTCAAACTTTACTTGGGATCGTAGAATATCAAGATCAATGGAATTATCAATATCTTCTAACCATGCCGATTTACTTCTATGATCCGATTTACCAAGTAAATAATCCATATCAACATTGAAGTAATCAGCAATGGCTTCAAGGGTTTCTATACCGGGTTCTCTTTCTCCACGCTCATACATATTGACGCTACTTTTAGAAGTTCCGAGTTGCTTTGCAAAATCCTGTTGAGATAAACCGGATTCCCGGCGTAAAAGTTTCAAACGCTCATTGAACTTTGCCATTAGTAACACCCCTTTCATTTATATTATACACAATTTGTGCACAAGGTCAATCCAGCATAGTGCACAAATTGTGCCTTTTTATTTTATGCACTTTTAGTGTTCGATTCAACTTGACATTTGAGCACATTGGGTGTACTATAATAGCAGACGAGCACAAAAGGTGCACGAAAACAAGAAAGGGAGTGAGAACATGATCCAGAAGGAAACCACGGGAATGATTCTTCGCAAACTGCGTGGGGATCGAACCCAAGAAGAAATTGCCGCCATTCTTGGTATTACGAAATCTTCTTGGGCCATGTATGAACGGGATGAAAGAGTTCCCCGTGATGAAGTCAAAATTCGGATTGCCAACTTTTTTGGTAAGACGGTGCAGGAGCTTTTTTATACCCCGATTGAGCACTATAAGTGCTCATAAGAAAGGAAGAACATCAATGAATGAAGTAAGCCTGAAGCCGGTCATTGAAGAACTTGAAAACTTATTTTCAAAGTTCAACGCCCGGTTCTTTGCTGACAAGCTGGAAAAGCCCGTGATCACCGTTTCCCCGGATCATACCCGTGGGGCCTATGGCTGGTGTACTGGCTGGAAGGCTTGGAAGGCCGGGGAAGATGAAGGCCACTATGAAATCAATCTGTGCGCCGAATACCTGAACCGGCCCTTTGAAGAAACCTGTGGAACCCTGATCCATGAAATGGTTCATCTTCAAAACCTTCAAGACGGTGTTCAGGACACTTCACGATCTGGCACCTACCACAACAAGAAGTTTAAGGAAACCGCTGAAGCCCACGGCCTGACCGTGGAGAAAGGCGAGAAGTACGGCTGGCACAAAACAGCCCTTTCCCCGGAAGCCCTTGAATTTGTTCAGAGCCTTGGAAAACAGGGGTTCACCCTTGTACGGCCCCGGCCCATTGGCCTAAAGGGTTCCAGCAAGGGGGGGGGATCAAGTTCCCGGAAGTATGTTTGTCCCTGTTGTGGGGCCATTATCCGAGCCACCAAAGAAGTTCATGTAATCTGTGCGGATTGTGATTGTGAATTTCAGGAGGAAATCTAAATGAGAAAAAAGAGGAAAACCGTGTGGACCTTCCTTGATGGGAAGAAACTGGTGGATGTTGTTCAAGCGGCCCTTGATAACAACATGATGGTGGATGATCTGAAGGCCAAGTTGATTGCTGAAAATCCCGGCCATGAAGTTACCTTTAAGGTTCTGTGATGGGAGGGATACTCAATGAATGTGAAACTGACCAAGCGAAAGGCATGGGAGCTGATCAGCCGGATTCAACCCCGGTTGAACATCAAGCAGGAAGTCACCCCGTCTGATGTGGCAATCTTCAAGGCTTCCACCGGCCCTGAAGGGCTGGAAATCAGATGTGAAAATGACTGGTTCAACCACAATGGCCGGATCAAGCTGACCATTGGCAATGTGGATGGCGGAACCCCTATTATCCGCTATTACTACCCCGACACCCTGAACCGGGATTATGTGGCGGAACAGGCCGAAAAGGAAGCTGAAGCCAAGCAAGCCCGTAAAGAATGGGTTTGGGCTATGGGTAAGGAAATGGCCCATAGACTGGTGGATCAGTATTGGGGAGGTCAAACCAATGAGGATTGATCTGAACCTAAATCCTGTTGTGGGCGGAAAAGTCCGGGTAATGTGTAAATCTTACCGGCAAGCCACAAAAAAGAAAGCCAAGTTGGAAAGAGCATATCCAGATTCTTGTTACCTAATTGGACAAGATACGATGGGATATTTCATCTTGCGAACTAAATGAATAGGAGGTTATAAGTGTGAACACCTTTGCAGAGCGTTTGAAGTACGCAATGGAACAGGCTGATTTGAAGCAATCGGCCCTTTCCGAACAGGCCGGGATTTCCAAGGCCGCAATCAGTCAGTATCTTTCCGGGAAGAACACCCCCAACCAAGAGCGGATCAAGGCGCTGGCCGATGTTACCGGCGTGACCTTTGATTTCCTGATGGGATATGGAGCCGCCCCGGTTACTGATGCCCCGCCCCCGGTGAAGAAAATCAGCGTGAAGGAAGCGGCCCGGTGTATGGGCAAATCTGATCAGTTTGTGCGGATCGGCCTTCAGCGTGGGCTTCTGCCCTTCGGCAATGCCGTTCCCGGCACCGGGAACAACTGGAATTACTACATTAACCCCGCCAAGTTCAGGGAGTATGTGGGCGCTGAAGCCTTCAACACCTTCTTTGGCCTGACTGCCTGACAGATTGGGGGGGGGAATGAGTGAAACCAGCGAAAAACGAGGTGGGCGGCGGTGTGCGGTTGCCTAAATCGTTCTATGAACGCCCCCTTACCCCGAAAGAAGCCCAATTTGCCACGGACAACATCAATATTGTTTGGTGGTATTTAGACCAACAGGGCCTTGACCGGGCGGAATGGTTTGATGTGGTGATCTTCCGGTATCTGATCAGCGTGAAGCGGTGGTTCGCCCTTCCTGATTTGCAAAAAGTGAAGTTTGTCACTGTGGCCTGTAATGCTATGCGGTCAGCCATTGGGAATGCACGGCGCAAGAGCGCCAAAGAACCCCAAACTGTTAGCCTGTATGAGCCTATCCCCGGAACTGAAGATCTGTTGTATATCGACACGATAGCGGCCCCGGAAATTTTGTAAGAAGGTGAAGTAATGGAAATTAAATATAATGTTCAGGCCCCGCCCAAGAAAGCCTTCAACGGTGGAGCCAAGAGCGAGGAAGTCAAAGCCATTGAAGATTTCCTGACCAGCGGGAACGCAAAGAATATGTGCTTTGAGTATGGCACCGAGAAAGAAGCTAAAACCAAACTTTCCACGGTTTCTTCCCATAAGCGCAAGTGGAATGAGAAGAACCCCAAGAAGTATGACGCTTACCGGGTGGGCAACTGCATTTACATTGTCCGCCTGACTGGAAAGAAAGGATGATAAAGATGTTGCAAATCGGAATGACCGTGAAGGTGCTTCCTGATGCGGAGTACGGCGGCAAATATACCGGGTGTGTTGGTGTAGTGAAGAACTACTATTCCAGCAAGAAAAAGGCCGGTGTGGAGTTGGAAAAGGTTCAGAATGACGCAAGTTCCAAGGGCCTGTTTTGGTTTTCGGAAGATAAGCTGGCACCGGCCAATGATTTCTTGGGAAGCGTTTCAAAAATAATGAATGCTATGAATTGTCGGTGCAGTTTCCCCCTTCACCATACCGGCGTTCCCCCTGTGAAGAAGGTGATCTTCAGTGGCCCCAAAACTATTGTGCTGTGGGCAGATGGCACCAAAACCATTGTTTCCTGTGGCGCTGGTGATACATACGACTACTACGCCGGGTTCTGTGCCGCTGTGGTGAAGAAGCTGTTTGGTTCTACCACCCACGCCAAGAAGGTTTTGGGTGAAGTGGTTCAGGTGAAATGATCACGCTATTTCAACACCAGCAACAGGCCCTTGACCTGACGGAAGGCCACAACCGATGCGCCTATTACCTTGATATGGGACTTGGGAAAACTTTTGTCGGTTCAGAAAAAGCCCTGACCCTAAATAGCCGGGTAAACCTGTTGATCTGCCAATGTTCCAAGGTTTCTGATTGGATAGATCACATGGTTGAGAACTACGCCATGAACCATTGTTGGATGATTTATGACCTGACCAATAAGAAGGAATTTGATTGGTTTATGGCGGCGGTTGCTGAAACCGACAACCCAACCCGGATTTGCGGCGTGATCAACTATGAACTGACCTTCAGGCGTAAGATTTTGAAAACCCTTTCCGGGTTTACGCTGATGCTTGATGAAAGTTCCTTGATCCAGAATGAGAACGCCAAGCGGTCAAAGTTCATTCTTGGGCTGAACCCTGATAATGTGATCCTTCTGTCTGGTACGCCCACGGGCGGCAAGTATGAAAAGCTGTGGAGCCAATGCCGCCTTTTGGGATGGAACATATCAAAGGAACTGTTTTGGAAGCAGTACATTGAAACGGAATGGGTTGAAGAAGATGGATTCTGGCGGCAGAAAATCACCGGTTACAAAAATGTTGACCGGCTGAAGAAGAAGCTGGCTGAACATGGGGCGGTATTTATGACCACCGATGATGCCGGAATTGACCTTCCTAAACGGAACTTTGTTCCCGTTAGAACGCCCCCAGCAAAGGAATATTGGAAGTTCTGGCGGGAACGGGCGATCAGCATAAACACCGCCACCCTTCAGGAATTTGAACTTGATTCAGATTTTTGGGGTTCCAATGAAAGCTATGAGCGGGAATTGATTGGTGATACCAGCTTGACCCGCCGCCTGTATGCCCGTCAGCTTTGCGGCCTATATAACCCGAACCGGTATAAGGCATTTCGGGAACTGGTGGAGAGTACGGAAGATCGCTTGATTGTGTTCTATAACTTCACGGAAGAAATGGAACGCCTGAAGGGGATTGCCAAGGGCCTGAACCGGCCTGTGTCTGTTCTTTCCGGTGAAGAAAAGAACTTGGATGCTTACCGCTACCAGCACAACAGCATTACCTTCATTCAGTATCAAGCCGGTGCAATGGGCGGCAATTTCCAGCTTGCCAACAAAATCATTTACTTCAGCCTTCCCCAAGGTTCGGAATTGTGGGAGCAATCCCAAAAGCGTATTCACCGCCTTGGGCAAGAACGGCCCTGTTTCTATTACCTGATGATCTGTCCGGGAACGGTTGAAGAAGATATTCTTTCCACTTTGGAAATGAGAAAGGACTATACCGATGAACTATTCAGAAAGTATGAGCAAGCGGCAACAGCGCCGCAAAGCCCTTAACCAGCGGTTCAGGCGGATGTTCCTTGTGGCCCTTCTGATGGGCCTTGCAATGGGGTTTATATTTGGGCGCTGTTCTGCTGTCAACAGCAAGGCCCCGGATGCCCCCATTGAACCGGATCAGCTTACCGCCGTGACCCCGGATGTGACCTTGGAGCCGGTGGAAACTCCGCTGGTGGAAGAACCCGCCGAACCTGAACCGGTGCTGTTGGGCAGTTTCAGAATTACCGCCTATTGTTCCTGTGAAAAGTGTTGCGGCGAATGGGCCAAGAACCGGCCCAACGGCATTGTGTATGGTGCCGCTGGTGTGGAACTGAAGGCCGGTGTTTCCTGTGCTTCCCCGCTTCCCTTGGGAACCGTGGTGGAAGTGGAAGGCTTGGGTGAATACATCGTTCAGGATCGCCCCGCCCAATGGGTGATTGACAAATACGGTGAAAATCAGATCGACATTTATTTTGACAACCATGAAGCCGCTTCCGCCTTCGGCCTGAAGCAGTTGAATGTTTATCTGAAAGGAGAACCAGAAAAATGATCAAATGTGAAAATGCTTGCCCCCGTGGAAAATTTGATGGGTGTTGCCACAAATGCCCGGATTTCCACACTTGTCCTGATTCCTGTCAGGAAAACCCGAACGCCTGTGGAGAAGCCACTTTCGATGAAGAAACGGCCCTTCAGGAGTTCAAGAACACCCAGCTTGCCACCTTGAACGCCATTGCTTCCCTGACCGCCCACAAGAAGGCCATTGAGGATCAGGAAAAGGAAATGAAGGCCAAGCTGTATGAAGCAATGGTGAAGTTCGGCGTGGATAAGTTTGAATCCGATGTTCTGAACCTTACCCTTGTGAAGCCCACCAATGCCACCAGCATTGATTCCGCCAAGCTGAAGAAGAAATACCCGGACATTGCTTCCGAGTGTTCCAAGACCACCGCCAAGGCCGGTTATGTGAAGATCACCCTGAAAGGGGATAAGTCATGAGTTGCCGGGGCTTTGAGCCTGTTTGCACAAACAATGAACTTCGGGAGTATTTCAGCGCCAAGGGCCTGACCTATGACAGCATTGATGAAGGTGATATTTTGATCCTTTGTATGATGCTTCAGAAGGAATTGAAGAAATCCAATAAGGCTGGTGAAACTTCCGTCACCATGACTTTGAGCAAACGGGTTGACATGAAGAAGGCCACCAACGGCCACATTACCGAGTGTTACATCTACATGAACGCCCATTATTTCACCCGGCGAGAATGTATCAGCTTCAACCGGGATGGGTGGATTGGCTTTGCAGGATGGGCCGATGATGGCAACACTAACCCGTTGCGCCGTGCCTTCCTTGCATGGTGTGACTATTTGGCGGAAGGTGGTGGAGCCGATGGCAAGGGATGAAGTGTGGGATGCCCTGAAGGATCACGCCAAACAGGTTCATCAAGAACGGGTTGCAAAGAACCCTGACCGGATCGCCTATGCCATTCAGCAGTTTGAAGCCCACGGCATTGAATACCAACTGAAGAATGAGCAAACCGGACATTTCCATTGTTGGCGGAAGTCTGATGATAAACTGTTCCAATTCTACGCTGGAACGGGTAAAATTCAGGGCTTCACCCAAGTCAGAGGTATTCACAGCCTGATTCAGATGTTGGAGGGGTGAGCCGATGGCCGGTGAAAAAAACTTTGAAAATCGCCTGAAGAAATGGCTGGAAGCTGAAGGGATATATCCCTTGGGTGAACCTGTTGACCGCATGAGCGCCCCGCCCTGTGGCTTCTATGAAAAGCGTTGGGGTGGAAGCCGGTATGTGAAAAGCGGCCTTCCCGATATGCGGATCACCGTGAAGGGCATTGCCCTTGAAGTGGAGCTGAAGGCCACCGATGGAACCCCATCTGTGCTTCA